CTTCTTGTTTGGAAAAAGGAGTTATAATAGTTATGGATTATAGATACAATATAATTACTTATCATAATTTCGAAGATAAAATTGTGAATGCTGTAGTTGAGATACCTAAATTCTCAAATAATAAATATGAAATCGATGAGAAATCAGGAGAATTTCTTACAGTAGTTCGTAAATTGAGTAATAAACCATTTCGTAGATATTTCTACCCATTTAACTATGGATTTATTCCTTCTACTTTAGCTGATGATAAAGATCAGTTGGATTGCATTATTTTAGGTGGTAGAGTTAGATCTTTATCAGTTCTTAAATGCAAAGTCGTAGGAGTAATTAAGACTGTTGATAATGGTGAGCAGGATGATAAGATAATTCTTATACCTATCTACAATAATAATGTTAAGAAAGTAAAACTTAATAGAGTCATAAGATTTTTGAAGAAATACAAATACCCTGATAATAAATCCACTATCATAGAAGGTGTATTCGAAGCTGATGAAGCTAATAAAATTATACAAGATTGTATGATAAAGAGGTAATGATGAGAAAAACTATAGTTTATGAATCACAATATCCAGCAGAATTCGAGGATTCTACTAAAGGTAAGAGTGGAGCTATCTTAGGTAAACTTAAAGTTCCATTCTTCGACATGAAAAATCCTACTCGTAATGGTAGAGATTATACTGAAGCTGCTGAAGATGCTCTCAATTCTGACTCATTTAAAGAAAAGATTGAGAATAGAGTATTTTTTGGTAGATTAGGTCATCCTGTTACTGAGGAAGAATGTGCTGAGGATCCTGCAGTAAGAGCGTGCGTAGTTATGACTGATTACGACTTCAATAAAGATACCAATATGTATGAAGGTACTTTAGAAATATTGAATAATCAATATGGTAAGCAATTGAAGTCATTAATAGATGCAGGATGCGTAATGGGTGCTTCTACAAGAGGTTCAGGTGATTCATATACTGAAGGTGATAGAGAAGTCATTACTAAAGGTACCTATGATTTCGAAGCATTAGATATTGTTACAATGCCTGCAGTTAAAAGAGCAAGAGTATCTGTTATGGAATCAATCAGTGATTCTAAGAAGAAGTCATTAGAAAGTATTATATCTGATGCTAATGATAAGACATTGTTAGAAGGTCTTAAAGTTACTATAGGATCCTCGAACATGGCTAATAAAGATAAGTTATTAGAGATGATTGATGGTAAGTTAGGTAAGGAAGAAGTCGGAACTATCGAATCACTTACTAATGATATCGTCATGATTACTAAGAAATATGATGAAGCATTGAAGAGAATTGACGAACTCGAATCTAAGTCATCAGGAACTACCGGGATGGAGAAAGTGTTTGGATTATTAAAAGAAAGTGCTTCAGTAGTTAGTGATCTTAAGTCCAAATTCTTATCCACAAAGGGGGAATTAAGTAAAGCTACTTCAAAATTAGAAACTTTACAAGTTGAAAATAATGGATTAGCTATAGCTAATAAGAGATTGGATGAATCTTTAACTGCGATTACTAAAGAACGTGATGAGTATAAATCAAAATTTGAGTCAGTTAGTTCAGAAAGTAAAACTGAATCGAGCAACTCAGCTAAATTGAATGAATCCTTAGATAATTCTAAGAAACTAAACGAAGAATTGAGAAAGGATAATTCTACACTTACTGAATCATTGAATTCTTTAAGGAATAAATATGTGAAAGTAGTAGCTGAAGCTTATGGTGTAAGTTATGAACAACTGAAATTACAATCAGGTAGTAATCCTGCACCTGATAAAGTAGAATCTCTAGCTAAATCAATGCGTGAAAATGATGATCGTAAGAGATATATGGTACCTGACTTATCTAAGTTAGGGACTAAAGTCAAAAATGAGTCATTAGATCATATTGAGTCAGGATACGATCCTGAGTTAGATCGTGCTGGAAGAATAGCTTCATTAACAAAATAAAAGGAGTATTTTTACATTATGAGACTGAATGAAAATTATATTGACCAAAAGACTACTCGTCTTTTAGAATCCTGGGCACCGAGAATGAAGAAACTCGAGTCCGTTACTGGTAGAAAGAATAGCTTAGAAAGAAATCTTGTACTTGCTCACTCACTCGAGAATACGAAGATTCAAGCTAAGTTCCATGAATCAATCCAAACTGCTGATGCTGGTCTGTACAAGATCTTCGCGTTAGATATAGTTGGTGCAGTTGTCCAAAACCTTATCGCTCCTGAAATTGTTTCAGTGCAAGGTATGGATAACTCCGTAGGTATGGTTCTGTATTTGGAATACAAATATGGTACGACTAAAGGTGCTACGAAAGCTGGTACTGCATTTGCTGATACTCGTAACTTCTATCAATCAGATGCTATGTATAGCTCATGTGATGTAGTTGATGAACCTATCACGTTAGTTGCTGGTACTTCTCAATCCTTCACGTTAGTACAACCTGCTCCGATTAATCCTAACACGATTACGATCACACTTAGCATTGGTGGAAATAGTGTAGTACTCACTGATAATGGTGCTGGTACGTTAGTATCCCCTGTCAGTGGATATTCCGGTACTATCAACTATTCTACTGGTGCTGTTACACTCACGCTTGGAGCTGCTGCTACTGCTGCTACAGATACTGGTGTAGTTAACTATAGCTATGCTATCACGTACGTTGATTCAACTGCATCATCGGTTCGTATTCCTGAAGTTACGCTTCAAATGAATAAGATCCCGATGTTTGCTAAACCTCGTAGAATGAAAGCTATCTGGTCATTCGATTCACAATACATCCTCAATAAGGAGTATGGTGGTACCGATATGGAAGATATCATGAATGCTACGGTAGCTGGTGAAATCATGCACGAAATCGACTCAGAAGTTATGACTGACCTCTATCGTGCTGCTAATGCTGGTCCTGAGCAAACATGGTCCGATGTCGTTCCTATGGGTATTTCGATGATCGATCAATATAATACCTTTAAGATTGCGGTTGATAAATGCTGCGCTAAAATTTATAAAGCTACACGTAAAGTTCGTGGTAACTTCCTCGTTGGTGGTGTTTCTGTTGGTACTGTTTGTTCATCAATTGTTGGTTTTGAAGCTGCTGATGTTCAAAATGTCAATGGTCCTTGCTACTTCGGTAAATTACCTAATGGTGTTAAAGTGTATTTGAACCCTGACTTCGATGACGATGTGTTCGTTGTTGGTTATAAAGGATCAAATATGTTTGATACTGGTTACATTCTCGGTATGTATATGCCTGTTGTTACTGTTCCTATGGTGCAACTCGAAGACCTTGCTGGACGTAAGGGATGGGCTGCTTCTTATGGTAAAGCAGTAGTTAACAATCGTATGTACATCCGTGGTAGAATTGTACATAACTAATGCAAACTCAAGTGGAGGTCAGTTAATTCTGACCTCCTTGGGTTAACAGTCTGATGACTTTACCTTATCAAGAGTTAGTATTGAAAAGAACTATCACAGTAAGAGTGATTGATTCTTCTAATTAAAATAAAATAAAAGGAGTTAATTCTATGAAAACAATAATCGATACGTCTTCCGTACCTTGCAATCTGGAGATTGGTAATCCCAGTGATGAATTGAAACAATTCAACCTTTATCCTGACAATAGTGAATTTGCATTAGGACCTGGTGAATCTATTATCTATAAAGTGCAAACTGCTAGAGAGTATATTTACTACTATGTCACATGCAATAAGTTGGGATTGAGTTTGGTAGAAGTTGAAACTACTACTGAAGGTGAATAATGTTCTAATGGAGGTCAGTTAATTCTGACCTCCTAATTAAAAGGAGTAGCTATGTTACAAGATAATAATACTTATTTAACTGAATTAGAAGTAGGAGATAAAGTAGTCGAGCAGTACCAATACAATCCTAATCTTAGATATGTATCTACAGTTACCGCTATTGATGAAAAGTTCATCACAGTTAAGAGGTCAGATAATACTACTGTGAGATATTTCACTAAGTCAGGTAGCATAGCTTATCCTTATGGTGAACTCCAGGACTTCTTCTTAATGCAGTATGTGGATTTAGGTGCACCTACACCTATGAATCCAGGTCCAGTGTCTTCTGATGCTGAGGATTTGTTAAGTTAGTGAGGTGAATTATGGATAATGAAGAAGTAACTATAATTGATGAATCTAATAATACCGTAGCACCTACTAATAATGCAGAAGAAGTGAAAGATAATTCAATTGCAGCTTACAGACAAACTGGAGCTGCATTAGTAGAGAAGAAATTTAATAGTGGTGATATAAATGCTAATGAAGCAGGTAAAGATTTAGCTCACTTGATGGCTACTGCTGATTCATTAGTAGAAAATAGTGAAAATAAGCAGTTCCTTGATAAATTCAAGGATAAGAAGAAAGAAGAATTGTTAGCTAGTGCTGATGCATCATTAGCTAATGAAGAATCAAAGAAGATAAGTGCTAAGCAGAAGAAAGCTGAAGCCTTTTATATCTCATATAGACCTATATTGGAGTTCGATCTTGATCACTTATTGGTAAAAACTCCAGGTAGAAAGAAGTACAAGAAAGTGCTCAATAAAGATACTGGTAAATATGAGAAGGTAGAGATACCTGAAGATGAAATGGAGAAAGATATAAAGGAAAAACCTAAGCATACATATGAAGAAAGATCATATGGTATTCCTTTGATGGTATTAATGCTCATAGTCCTTACTATCCCATTCTTCATTTGTACTATAGTTTTATCTATATTCAATATGATAAACTATGTATTTGTAGCTATGAGTAGATTCAGTAAACCTGCATTAATTATATGTGGTACGATTACTGGAATAGTTATATTAGGTTTGGTAATTTATGTAGCCTTACTTTGTATAGAAGGTGCATTTAATATAACAATTTTTAGGAGATAACAATAATGGAAGTAAAAGTATTTGTTTATCACAATATGGAAGAGTTAAAAGAAGTCATAAATACTATTAAGTCAGGAGAATTTAAAGAATTCAAAATTTATGATTACAGGAATAGAAGAGTTGTATATGACTTTGATAGAAATACAGCAAGAATAATGCTGAATGATGATGGAAGATCTCAAGAAAATATCTATTATGTAGAACCGGAAGTAGAAGAACCTACTGAAGAAATTACTGAAGAGGTCATAGATAATGAATCTGAAGAGTTGGTAGACCAATCTGATGAATGTACTGATACAGAAAGTGATGAAGTACCTGAAGAAGTACAAGAAAGTTCAGAAGAAGTAGAAAATATTATTGATAGTGAGTGTAATGAAGAAGTCACTGAGAATGAGGAACAGTCAGAAGCAGATGAAGTAGTGAATGAAGATATTACTACTGAGGATAATTCAGAAGTTGAAGAACTTAAGGATGAAGAACTACCTGCTGAGTCGATTGTTGGTTCAGAATTGGTTCCTGAGAAAGTCGAAGAAGTACAAGAGATTACTGATACTAAAGAGGTAGTAGAACCTCTTGATTATAAGTGCCGTGAGTTTACTGAAGAACATACTGAGTTAACTACTGATGATTTAATTCGTATGCTTGCTGCTAAAGGTTATGAAGTTACTATAAAATTTGTAAAGGAGTAAATATATTATGATAGCTAATTTTAATGGTTCTAAATTATGGATAGAAAATGGTCAGGCTTATTCTATTGATGAGTTAAATTCCAGGAAAAGTAAACTTGAAACTATTCAGTCTGATATCAGTAATCATTTGACTGATAGTAAAGCTAAATTAGAAGATCTTCAAAATGATATTACTGAGAATGAATTGAAACTTGCATCTGTTAATAATGAATTAGCTGGTGTTAATGAAATACTCAATAGAGTTAATGGAGTTCCTGAGGAGTTAGTACCTGAAGTAGTAGAGATTCCTAGTGAAGATTCAGTAGAGGTTACTGAAACTGCTGGTACTGAACCAGAAATTATAGAAGAGTCAGAAGAATTAGTGAATGACTCTGAGAAAGTAAAGAAACCTAAATTTTTAAAGAAAATCGTATTAGGTAAATAATGGAGGTATTTATGGATTTTTCAACTTTAATCGAATTCTATAATCAGTTCAGCTGGTTTGTATCTTTAGGATATGTAACTATAATTGCTACATTCCTTACAATGGGATTAGTAGAATTACTGAAAGCTACTGCATTAAAGAAATGTCTTAAGGATGCTGATGCTAATAAGAAAGATAAGGTACTTTCATTATTAGGATCAGGTGTATCATTAGTGATATTTGCTGCTTGTCATTTTGGTAATGAAATGATACTTCAACATACATTCTTCATCAATTTCAATGAAGTCACTCAAGCTGTATCTATTACTAGTGGTGCTGCTATTACTTGGGTTGCTGCAAAAGGATTATATACTGTATTCCATAAGATCACTAAGAGGTTGAAGGAAAAGAAGTCATTGAAAGATGCATTGAAAGATGCTAATAGTGATATAGATGAAGTAAAGAAAGAAGTAGAAAAAGTAAAAGCTAATGAGAAAGCTAAAATTAATCCAGTATCTACTTCTGGAAATACTTTAGTAGTTAAGAAAGAAATTCGTGTTAAAAAGAAATAACACGATGTATTTCGATTTGTAAAACGATTATATTAAGGGAAAGAAAGGTAGGTATTTATATGAGTAGGTTATTAGAGTGCATTAAAGTAGTAGGATCCTTTAATAAAAATGAAATTGAAGAGAATATTACTATTAATGAGTCGGATAAAGCTGCAGCTAAATCAATTGAGGATTGTCAGAAATGGGTAGATTATGATATGAAGACTTATGGTCACGTATCAAAAGAAACTCAAGATATCATAGATAAAGCAGGATTCCAAATCATCAAAGATGAATATGGTGACTATGAAGTAGCTGCTAAAGATTACGAACCTAAAACTGAATCATCTATATTCCAAAATTCTGAAGTAGAACCCATGTTTAAAGTAGGAGATGTAGTCATACCTACATATGATCCTGGTGCAGGTTATACTGATAAGAATAGAATGAATATCAAGTACAAAATAACTGAAGTAGGTGATTATGATAAATCTAACGGATTCAAGTATTTAGCTGAACCTATTACTGATGAAGCTAAGCAGGATCTTATTGATAATAATTATCCTGACAGTGAATATGAAGATAAAATTGAATTCTACGGATTTGAAGGTGACCCTTATGATAGTTCTTGTGGTCTTGAGTTAGTAGAAGAGTCAAAGAAAACTGAAGATATCTTAGAAGGTAAAAGATATACTATATGCGTAGTTACTGATTTAGGTACTAATCCTGTAGCTTATGCTTCTACTGAAGATGAAGCTAAAGGTAAAGCACGTAAACTTCTTGATATTGTTGATTCAGGTGTATCTATTTATGATAGAAATACTGGTGATGAAATCACATTAGATGATACAGTTGAAGTAAAAGAAAGTTGTGGTAGTAAACGTAAAACTGAATCATCTATATTAGATGATGAGGATGAAGAACCTGGAAGATATACTATATCGCTTGTTACTGATGAAGGTGAGATGATAATAGCGACTACAGATTCAGAAGGTGAAGCTAAGGAAAAAGCTAATAAATTACTTGATTTAATAAAATCAGGTAGTGTACATGTTTTTGATATAGCTACAGGTAATGAAAGGTGGTATGATAGTAAATCTAAAGTAAAAGAAAGTTGTGGTAGTAAACGTAAGACTGAATCAGGAGATCAAGGATATAAGAAGTTTAGTGAAATTACTGACGAGGAGCTCCGTAATGATAATGTAGAGATCAACGTAGTACCACTTAGTGAAGAAATACCGTTTGCGTGGGATCCAAGTGTTACTGTTAAAGGTGATACTGTAGTAATCACAGGATCTATGTCTCCTGGTGGTGCTGCACCAGATGGAGTTGTTACTATTGAAGTTCCTAAGGAACTCATAGATAAATACTATAAGTTTCTAGTAACAAGATACAATGAGTCATTAAAGGAATCTGAGAATAAAGTAGATACTCTTAGAGTAGGGGATGTGATTGAATTAGGTGGTGATAAGTGGTCACCTAAGTACCATGATCGTAAATACCAACCTTATGCAGGAGCACGAGTAAAAGTTGTACAAGTAACTCCTGTAGTTAAGTTTGTAGGATTGAATAATAGAGGTAAGAATTTTGCTAATGATTTAAGTGATGAGGATTATATCTCTGCAGAAGAGTGGATTGATTCTATCAATAATGATGATGAGCACTGGGCAGTAGTAAAAAGATCAGATAAACTCAGTAAAACTGAATCTGAAGATACTAATACTGCAAAAGAAAAATCGGATGATAAGAAGAAAATGTCATCTTGTGAATCCATAAATAGAAGAATATACGCTAATAGAAAGAAATAATTAGTAAGTACTGGATCAAATTAACTTACTAATTAAATATAAAATAACTGGAGGTTTTATTAAATGATTTTAAGAGTAAGAAATGCTGAAGATTATGACCAACAGATCACTCTTCATACTGGTGAAGCTAAGACTGTCCAAGCTGGATTAGCAGTAGTTATTAATACTGGATCTGATAAAAGGTTAGCTTCTTTTTATGCATCATTAATTAATTACAATTTTGATGTTACTGTACTTAATGGGTCAGGTGAAGAAATAAATAACTTCAATGATGCAGTTAGTAGGATTACTAAAGTAAATAATATTGCTAGTAATAATAAAGTACTTCAGGATGGCAAGACTTACCCAGATAGACAAGAACCTAAAGGTGAAAGAGTAAGTACTTACAATCCTCAAGTACTGGATGAGTACAAACCTAGCAATAATGTACCACTTGATAAAGTACCTTATGAACCTAAGAATACTAATGTACCTAAGGTGCAAGTACCTGTTCAAAAAGATGGTCCTGTTGAATTATTCGATAGTAAGTTAGGAATTAAGATCGATGATCTTACTCCTCAACTTCCTGATGATTATCCTGATGATCCTAATGCTGCAGCTGAAGTTGCAAGATTAGAAGCTCAGGAAGCTGCTAACAATAAAGAGAAAGAGCTAGCTGATAAGAAGTATGCAATGCTTGACTCACTTGAGGAAGATAAGTTAAAAGAACTTCTTTATAATGAGTTTGAGGAAAATACAAGATTAAGAAGTAAATATAAGATCATATACCATATCATTGAATTGGCTGATGAGGATGGCAGAAATGTTATGGAATTAGTCAATAAATATAGAGGTTAGTAAAAGTGAAGGTACAGGATTACATAGATTATATTAGAACTATGTTAGCTTCTAAGTTTGTTAATCTTGAAATAGATACTGATTTAGAGAATGCAGTGAAGGTATCACTCCAGGAAATACAGGAGTACATCACATATCCTAAAATAGTTACTGTACCATATAGTGAATGTATTGACCTCTCTAAGTACAAAGTGAGGTCAGTACTTCAAGTATATCGTAGCTATGTTACAGATTCAATAGCTGCAACTGCTGGAGGTACTGACGCATTTCTTTTGGCAGCTGGAATGATTCAAGGTGTACCTTATGATTTGAATAGATATATGAATCTTATTCAAATTAGAAAGATAAAGAATACTATTGCTGATGACCTTGATTGGATATGGGATGATCCAAGATTATGGATAACTCAAAATCCTATCCAAGCTGCTAATGTAACAATAGAGTATACTCCAGTGATTGATTCAGTTGAACAAATAACTGATCAATATTGGATTGGAAAACTTAGAAAGTTATGCTTAGCTAATGCGAAGATAATAACAGCAAGAGCTCGAGGTAAGTATAAATTAAATAATGCCATGTATGATAATGATGCAGATGTTATTCTTGCTGAAGGTAATGCTGAGAAGAATGCATTAATGGCATTTCTTGAATCTAATAGTGATTTAGTATTACCTAGGTAATGGAGGTATAAAGTTGAGATTATTTGAGAATGTTAACGAGAATGAAATATTGTCACCAGATATGAGTGCAGTTTATGATAAGGAAGGTTCAGTTCCTGAAACTATGCAATTACTCAGAAAAGCTATTGCTGAAGAAACTAAGTCAATATCTGATTATGAGAATTTTATTAAATCTGGAAAATTTTCTCCAGAAGATATAAGTATCATCCAAGAAATTGCTAATGATGAAAAAGATCATATAGTTAAATGGACAAGAATGCTCGGTAAATATACTGAAGAGTCATATAAGAATTTTGGAAATAATTAAAGGAGTTTATATAAAATGAATAATACTGATTTACTTATTAGATGCATGAGAAAAACTAAGACAGAGTCATTAGTTAATAAGAGTAATAGAGCTAATCCAGTAAAAGTAAAAGTAAAAACTGAAAGTCTTACTCTTGATGATATCATTACTGATAGATTAATGATTGATGATCAAGATAAACTTTTAGCTAAGGAAGGATTAAAAGGTACCGAAATTGCTGAATTAGTAGATATGGATGTAGATTCCAGTGAAGGTAATGAATATGATTCCATCTCAATCATAGAAAAAGATGGAAAGAAGTACTTGAAAGATGAGGATACTCTCCAAGTATATAAACTTATTGAAAGAGTAAATGAAGATCTCGAGGATAAAAATGATATCAATATTAAATTAAATATTGATGATAAAAGTGAAGAAGATAGTGAAGGTGATGAAGCAGTTGCAGTAATCGATACTGATATTGACTCCAATGGAGAACCTGAACCTATTGAAAGTTATATAGGTAAGTATATAGTTGTATGTCCTCATTGCTTGAATCCATTATTCTCTGATGCTACTGAAGGTGAAATTTATTGTCCTGTATGTGATGAGGATGTAGAAATCAATGAGGTAGCTGGTAAGATTGTAAGTCCTAATGAAAGTACTGAAGTAACTGATGAAGTCACTGATGGTGAAGGATCAACTGAAGTTACTGATGAAGAAGTTACTGAAGAGTCTTTAAATGAATCCGTAGAAGTTAAAGTATGTCCAAAAGGATCAGTTACTGTTACATCAAGTGAGGCAGATACTACAGTAGAAGTTGCACCTACTGATAAAACTGAGGAAGATAAAGTAGTTGTTGATGAAGTAACTAATGAGGATGAACTTGATGTAGATGACTTTGATACTGATAATTTTGATAGTGAAGTTACTGATATCGTTGATGATGTATATGAGGATGAAAATCTTAAATATGAATCAAGAAAAGTAGTAAGAAAAGGTAATTCACTTATTATAGAAGGTTTGGTAAAATCTGGTAAGAACTACAAACTCGTAAGATTTACTTGTGAGAATCTTAAGAGTACTAAAAATAAATTCAAAGTAGAAGGATTAAAAGGCACTAGTGGATCATTGATTACTATTAATTCAATTGATGGTAAGAGAATGAAAGTGGAATCAATGACACCAAATTTAGTCATCAGAGATGGTGAAAAAGTAACAGTACTAAATAGGAAATAATCTATGCTGCAGTTGAATATACCTAGAAAATATTCTTTGAATTTTTCTAAATATGTACTCAGTAAAGTAGTTAATGATATACAAAGTTCGTTATCAAGGTCATCCTATATAGCAATGGATGAAGTGGTAAAAGAATTTGTAGGAGAAGTACCATATGAGTTAAGTAGTTACTCACTGGTAATGTACTATATAAGAACATTATATATAAGTGAGGATCATAATTCTTATAAGATAATGTCGAATAACTCAGAAAGAATCAATGGATCTGATAAGAAGCTCGATGATGTTATAAGATTAATAGAATATGGAGTCGCAGGTATTAAACCTGTACCAAGAATAACTACAGTATTTAACAGATACAAAGATAATATTGATGAAATCTATAAAAAATGGATAGAATTAAATAAAAATAAATAAAGGAGTAAGTATTTTATGCCTAAGATTGTAATTAATGAAATTGATTTAACTACTTATCTTAATAGATCTAATGAAAGTGATCATATAGTATTAGTGGCAGGATATAGAACTAATTCTGATACTACTTATGATAATGAGTTTACTTTAGTTAGATCCTTGAGAGATTTTTATAACAAGTTTGGATCAACTCCTCCATCAAATTCAATTTATGAGGAATACGTAGGATGGAAATTTGCTACTGGATTATTAGTTGCAGGATTTCCTGTATTATATTATTGCTATGGTGAGTATGATGTAAATAATAATCCTCATGAAGTATTTTCTAATAATTTAGAATTTTTAGAAGATAAAATTAATTGTAGAGTGAAATTCATACCTACTATTTATGATTTTAATAAATCAGGCACTCAATATGCTTCAGTAGCTTGTCCTAAAACTATTGGAGGTTATATAGGTTACTATTTATTTAATGGAACTGACTATGTTAAGGTTACTTATGATAACATAAGTTCTTCAGATATAAATGTAGGTCCAGAAGTATATGATTTAGATACTGAGAAACTGATATTCAATAAGGTAGGTCCTTTTGGAAGTAATGAAGAATACATTGGTAAGTATTATAAGAATTCAAGTAATAATTACATAGAGTTAAATGCATCCAATGTAAGTGAGTACATAACGAATCCTTCTACTAAATGTTATCAATTAGTATCTAATGCTTATGAATCACTTTTGAGTTTATTGAATGATAGAGGGGATTGTCTGGCATTTGTTGACTTTGTTGATGCTAACTTGATAAGTGGTGATGAAGATAACATAGTGACATTAGCAGCTAATATTGTATCATCCTATGAAGTAGTAGCATTTCCTGCAGCTAAAAGTGCTGAGTCAAGCGAGTACTTGATGCCTGCATCATATTGGATGCTTAAGACAATGGCTGAAGGAGTGTATAGAGGATTACCGATATATTCTACGTGGGCAGGTCAGAAAAGAGGTACTATTAGTGGAGTAAAAGAATTTACTACTAAAGTATCCTACCAAGCAATGGAGAAACTTACTGACAATGCTGCTATAATTCCTCTTATGAATTTAGGATCATTAGGTGATGTGATTTATGGTAATAATACTAGAAATCATGTAGGTACTATTGATACACCACCTGCAGTAAAATCAGCTCTTGATTCAGTGAATGTTAGATTAACTGCTAATGAAATAAAGAGATACATTTTTGATATATGCTTGAGTCTATCGTTTGATTCTAATACTGAACAATTATGGGGTGAGTTCTACAGGAAATTATCACCTATACTTGATGGTATGGTATCAGGTGGTGCACTCAGAGATTATAGAATAATAATGGATGAAACTACAGTGACTAATTCTGATATAGATGCATTAACTGTTAATGGTGTAGTAACTGTAGATATAACTCGTGCAGCTGAGAAATTTAATATAGACTTTAGATTAGTACCTACAGGTGCTATTGTAAGTGATAATATCTAATGGAGGTTTATTGAGTAATGTCAAAGTATAGTCAATACAATGCAGCAGATTATGATTACAGCATAAATCATCTTATAGATGATAGAGCTTTTGAACCACAAAGAACTAATCATTCTTATATACAATTTAATTTTCCTAGTGATTTGAGAGATATTCACGGTAATAAGTTAAAAGAATTGTATGATAATAATGCTCCTCAATCAAGTAATAATGGATTGAATAAAAATGATCCTAATACTATACTTAGATTGTCGTTAACTTCTCATGGCATGCCTAATCAATCTTCAGAAAACATTCAAATAAGAAAAGGTAATGAAGTGATTAGCTTTGCTGGTGGTGTAAGTTATGATAATATAGATATAAGAGTTACTGACTGGGTAGGTGTAGATACCGAAAATATGATAGCTGCCTGGGATGCATTAAGATATAATCCTAAAACTGGTGTGATAAATCCTGCCTATAGATATAAGATGAATGGTAATATAGTACAATATTCATCAGATGGTGCTATAGTAAGATCGTGGACATTAAAAGGTGCATGGATTGATCAAGTTAAGTATGGTGAGTACAATAGAAGTGAAGCTGGATCAGAAAGAGAAATTTCATTTACTTGTCATATAGATAAAGCTTATCCTGATCCTAGAATTGATAGAAGTTCTAACATATAAATAATGAAGTCATTGATACTAAGGATCAGTTAGTATCAATGATAATAAATTAAATATTCTGGAGGTATTTATGGAAAACGATAGAGAATTTTTTGCTGGATTATTAGATGACATAAGTAGTATGTCAACAGTCACTTCAGTAGAAGTATTACCTACTAAAGGTAAGTTAGATGGTAATGCTATACCTGATGGTAAGGTTACATTGAGAATGATGACTGCTCACGAAGAAAAAATACGTACTGGTAGTAGTGGTGTATCATTCTGGAAGGTGATGTCTAATATAATAAATAGATGCATTATAGAACCTAAAAATATAGATACTTATAATTTAACTGTAATTGACTTTATTTTCCTTATGTATAGATTACGTAGATTATCTTTAGGTAAGGATTATAAGGTCAATTTATCGTCTTGCCCTCATTGCAAAAAGCCACTTACTGATGTATCAATAAATCTTGATGAATTAGAAGTGATTTATTTACCTGATGATTTTAAAGAACCTTTTAGAGTTAATTTACCTAAATTGAAATGGGGAGTTGATTGTAGATTATTAAGGGTAAGAGAATTTGATGAAATTACTGATAAAGCTGATAAGATTCTTAAAGAATTCCCTGATTATGAAGGTGATCCTCAATTCTCATTGAGATTAAAGAAGCAGATAGTAGCCATCAATGATCATAGATTAGATGATATACAATTAGAGCAAATAGTTGATAAACTTCCTTATGAAGATGAATTAGCTATATCTAATGCTTTTGATAATATTGATGCAGGATTAAATACTGATGCTAAGTATATATGTCCTCGTTGTGGGAAGGTTATAGAAATACCATTATCCTACACTGAAGAATTTTTTCGACCCACTCGTAGTTACCAGTGAGGGTAAACCAGGTAAAGTAATTAACTACAGAAATGTAGTATTCGAACAATTGAGGATTGCTAACAAATTAGGTATATCGTTTAAAGATACTGAGTATATGTCTATAAGAGATAGACGTTATGCTTTAGATTATATTGATATTATGGAATCCCAATTAAAAAATATTATAGGAGAAAATAAAAAGTAAATATGGCTGATAGAACTAGTAGTGCTAATAGAATGG